AGCTACGCGAGCGAGAAGATCGCCGCTGAGACCATGCGGTCGATCAAACCTCTTCTTCAATCATTGGAAGGACGGGTCGAGCCATGACTGATGACGAGTTGCTGGAATGGCTCGGTTTCCAAGCCGAGGGCGCTAACACCGACGAAGACAGCCGGAAGTTCAGCGCGGTGATCGACCGCGTACTAGGCCGCCAGATCGAGACGCGGGCCGTCGTCAGGCCGGCGCCAACCTCAGCGGCACACTGGCCGATGCTATCAGGGAGTTACGCGCTCAGCGAGATCGACTTCGAGAGCGTCACGTCCCTGATGGCGCCCCTATGCGCCACGGCGAGACCGATGTGACAGACCGCGCATGACCAAAAAGCCTTATATTTCAACCACCCCCGAGCCTAGGAGGGAAGGATGAGCCGCACGAAGAAGACGAACCCGGCGGACTATGTTGGCCTTGACCCGCTCAAGCCGTTCTACCTCGCCCTCATGCCGGGCAACTCGGATGGTAGTCTTTGCCTTTCCGACGAAGCGCCAGAAGGTTACACTACTGAGGCCGAAGCGTTGGATGCAGCGCGAGAGGAGATGAAAGAGAACGAGTGGGACGAAGGCTTTGTGTATCTGGTTACGCCGATACTGAAGATCACGCCACAGAAACCTAAGGTCACGCGGCTGAAACCATGACCCGCTCCCGCCGTAAGCGCCCATCATCCCCCCGCGTGATACCGTGATCGAACTCGCAGCGACTATTATCGTTTTCGCCGCCGCATGGTATGTCGGGAGCGTGATCATCATGGGCGTCATCGCAATCTGCGCCCACATGGCAAGCAGGCGATAATTCCATGAGCCGCCAATCCACATTCAACGAGAAAGCCGCCGCCGAAATCGTGGAACGCCTGGCAAAGGGTGAACCGCTCACGCAGATCTGCCTAAGCGACAACCTGCCGGCCTGGAGAACGGTTTACGATTGGGCTGATGCTAACGCCGACTTCGCCGCAGCCATCGCGCGCGCGCGGGCGCACGGGTTCGACGTCATCGCCTCGGACTGCCTGATGATTGCGGACGAGAAGGAAGGCGACCCCCAACGCGACCGCCTGAGGGTAGACACGAGGCTCAAGCTGCTAGCCAAGTGGGACCCGAAACGCTACGGCGATCTGCTCAAGCTCGGCGGCGATGAACGCGTGCTGGACCTCATATTCGAGCGCGCCAGGGAGCGACTCGCCGAGCTGCGCCTCGCGCCATTGAAACCCGAGGGGAACGCCTGATGGCCAAGCCGATCCGCAAGGGCCGCCGCGCCTCGAGCCGCGCCCACACCGAGTGCCCGTACTGCAAGAAGAAGCTGCACGGCGACAAGGGCCTGAAGGCCCACATCAAGGAGGTTCACAATGGCTGAGGGACAGATTTCGCCGTGGTTCCCCGAGCAGGACCGCGTGACGCTCGCCGTGCTCGGCAAGCTGATCGAAGAGTGCAATGAGCTTTCGGCCCGCGCTGCCCGCTGCATCATCCAGGGGATCGACGAGAAAGACCCCGGCAGCGGCCGCGCCAACATCGACGAGCTCGAACGGGAGGCCGCCGATGTCATGGCCTGCCTCGAGATGGCACAGCGCAGGTTGGGCGTCCGCCCGAGCGGCGACCGGCAGGGCGAGAAGTTCAGGGGATACGAGCGCTGGCACGAGCTGATCGAGTCCGCCGAGCCGGCCGAGGTGGACGCATGAGCCAGCTCACCCTCACCGCCCTCGTGCGGGCGGAGGCATTCCTCTCCGGCTTCGAGAACGATCCGGCGCAGGAAGGCATCGCCCACGACCTGGCGATGATCCGCGCCGCTATTGACGCCGCGCCGATCGAGATGCGCATGCGCCACAGTGCGCGAAAGCTGCTCGAGGCGATCGACTTCGACAATAACGGCGTGATGGTCGGCCAGGTCCGCACCGGCGGCAATGGCGGCCTCATCAGCCTCGACACCACCCGCGCCGCCGACGAGCTGCGCCGCGTGTTGGAAGGCATGGGCGAATGAAGCTCAAGCCCGAAGCGGTGCGCGCCCTCGCGCTGGCCGAACTCAACACCCACACCCCGCCCGGCGGCGTCGCGATCGATGACGCCGCAACCTTCGACGCCCTGCAGATGGATAGCCTCGACATCCTCGCCTTCGCTTACGGCGTCGAGAGCGAGCTCACCGGCTTCAACGGTGACGACATCGAGTGGAACGGCCGCACCACCATCGGCAAGGCCATCGCCGATATCCAGCAACAGCATGCGAAGGCACACCAATGAAGGCCCTTACCATTTGGCAGCCTTGGGCCACGCTGATCGCGATTGGTGCCAAGCCCTATGAGTTTCGCGGCTGGCGCGTGCCGGCCTATGTCTGCGGTCAGCGCATCGCCATCCACGCTGGCGCTCGTCCGGTGAAGCCTGCTGAAGTGCGGGCGCTGCTTCAGTACCTGACAACCGGTCAGACGTGGCGCACCGGCCTTGTGGCTGATCTCGCCCTTCCGCTGCTGACCCGCCTACGCGACGACCCCGGATGCGTGCCGCTGTCGGCCATCCTTTGCACCGGCGTCATCGGCGAGGCGCGGAGCGCCCTAGACGTTGCGCGCGAGTTTGGCGGGAAGATCAACGACAGCGACCGCGACGAATACAGCAACTTCGCCTGGCCGATCCCTGAGATAGAGCCGTTGATGCCACCGCAAGAGGCCCGGGGGGCTCAGGGCTTCTGGAACTGGGGTGGCCGGCCATGAAGGAGCCCAGACCCTATGGCCGCGCCTGGTCGCGCGGCAACAGTGAAGCCGGGCTGCTTGGCTTCGTCGATAGCAACGACAAGTCGCGGTTCGAGAAGGGCGAGAACGGCCCGTTCCGCCGCGTCATCGCCCCGGTCCACTGGGGCACGATGTCCACCGCCGAGTGGCGCCGCCACTCCCGCCGGCAACCGGAGCGTCAGAATGGCTGACCACAGCACCATCGAATGGACCGAGGCGACGTGGAACCCGATTGCCGGGTGCAGCATCGTCTCGCCGGGCTGCACCAACTGCTACGCCATGCGCCGCGTGGCGCCGCGCCTGAGCGCCAACCCGCTCACCCCGCACTACGCCGGCACGGTGCAGTCCTCGAAGGCTGGCCCGGTGTGGACCGGCAAGATCGGCATCGCCTCCGACGAGGTGCTGACGAAGCCGCTGCGCTGGAAGCGTCCGCGCATGATCTTCGTCAACTCGACGAGCGACCTGTTCCATCCCGGCGTGCCCGACGCGGCGATCGACCGCATCTTCGCCGTCATGGCGCTGAGCCCCCACCACACCTTCCAGGTGCTGACCAAGCGGCCGGAGCGGATGCGGGAATATCTGAGCGTCGAGGATGTTGCGCTACGTTGGGAAGAGCCGATGCATGAGATGCACCGTGCTCAGGGACATCGCTTCGCCATCTCGGCCCACGACCTGCCCTACCGCGATGGCCCGTGGCCGCTTCCCAACGTCTGGCTCGGCACCAGCGTTGAGGATCAGCGCCGTGCCGACGAGCGCATCCCGCACCTGCTGCAGACCCCCGCCGCTGTCCGCTTCATCAGCGCCGAGCCGCTGCTAGGGCCGATCAATCTCAACGCCATCCACGAGCACTTCGACACCCCCAGCGGCGGAAGCATCGATACCTGGGAGAGCGCGATCAACGGCAAGCGGTTCGATCCGTGGTCAGATGGCGATATCGACGGAATGCCGAAGCTCGACTGGGTGATCGTCGGCGGCGAGAGCGGCAACGGCGCCCGCCCCATGCACCCCGACTGGGCCCGCTCCCTGCGCGACCAGTGCGCCGTCGCCGGCGTCCCCTTCTTCTTCAAGCAGTGGGGCGAGTGGGAGAAGGCTGTCGACCGCGACATCGAGGACCCCGACTGGCGGCTCGACTACAAGAACGACTACGTCGACCAGGGCCGCTCGAAGTGGCTGAACCTCGCCGGTGGCAGCGGCTTCCACGGCGAGCGCTTCCACGTCATGCGCAACGTCGGCAAGCACGCCGCCGGCCGCCTGCTCGACGGCATCCAGCATAACGGGCTGCCCGACCGATGAAACAACGCACCGGCCCCGTCACCGCTGATGAAGTCGAGCGAGGTTCTGGATCGAGGCCTCGACGCGCGTTACCGCCGCCGTCACCCCATCCTTTGTCGCGTATTTCTCAGCCGCGTGGATCTGATAGTCGCTGAGTTCGCGGCGAATGTCGGCCTCGACGAGCTTCGCGCGTTCCTTCTCCAGCTGGGCCGCGCTATCGCGCTCCTTCAACTCGCGATCGGTCGCTTCCTGCCGCTCAGCCATTTCGGCCCGCAGGGCGCTGACGAGTCGGTAGACCCAGATCAGGAACCCTGCGACCACGATGCCGGCCGACACGACGAGCCCCACCACCCAATATAAGCCTTCCCATGTCACTGCCCCCGTCACTTGCCTACCTCCTCGCGCACCTGGTCGTACCACTTTGCGGCCTTGGCCAGCTTGGCGTTGGCCAGGGCCCTGCCGTTCTGCTCGCGCTTCGCGACCACCTCCCAGTCGGTGCCATCAGGCGGGCGAAGCACCTTCACCGGAGCGAATAGTTCAGCCGGCGCCGGAGGCAGCGCTCGCGGTAGCACCCGTACACTACTGGCCGGGGTACAGCCGGCGCAGAGCATCAGCGCCGGCACGAGCGCGATCAGCATCAGGGAGGGCCGCCAGTTGCTTGCGCAGCGCATCGAGTTCTTCCTCTTGAGTGTGGTTGAGTGTGGCCAGTTCGGCTTTGGCCTGCTCGGCAGCGTGGGCGGCATCGGTGGCAATCGCTGTGTCGCGCCGGGCCGTGGCTAGCTCCACGCGCAGCTGCGCCGCCTCGCCGCGCTTGCGCTCCGCGTTGACGCCCGTCTGATAGACGCCGACCAACAGGGCTAGGGCGACAAAGCCGCCGAGAAGGTAGGGGCGGACCAGGGCGATCATGGCTCGTGGCCTCCGTGCTCGGTCGGCTCATCGAGCGGCTCGCGTTCCGCCCACACCAGCACGAGCACCAGCAGCGTGATGGTGACGATGGCGATTATGCCGAGCGCCACGGCGAAGCCAGCCGCGCTCATCGCCGCTCACCCGAGCGGAACGCATCGAGGCCGCGCTGCTCGCTCTGGCGCGCGAACCACCAGACGGCGAAGGCAACGATCGCCACGAGTGCGAACCACAGCCACGCCGGCGCATCGCCGAGGAAATCCTTCACCGGCGTGAGGAAGCCCTTCGCCTGGTCGACATTGCCGAGCACGCCAAGCACCGCCGACCACAGCGAGGCGAAAAGGCCGGCCACCAGGGCGCCGAGCTTGGCGAACCAGCTTGACTTCACCTCAGGGGCCGCCTCGCGCACATCAGCCGGAGTCGCCTCCGAGCGCACCTCGCTGATCGGCTTGTCCGGTGCGGCGAGTATCCTGCCGAGAGTTTCCGCTGTCGGCTTGCCTACGGGTGGCAGGCCATGGTCGAGCTCGAAGGCGACGATCGCGCCGCGGGTGTCGCGGCCATATTCACCGTCGAGCATCCCCACCTGCTTGTAGCCGCGCTCCCACAGCGCCTTCTGCACCGCCAGCACCAGCGGCCGAGGATACGCCTCGACGGTAGCCCCCTGCGGGCGACGGATGCCGAGGAGTGCGGACTTACCGAACCTCGCCACCGTCACCGCGCCGACCTTGCCCTGGTTGCCACCGATGCCCCAGATGAAGTCGCCATCGTCACCCAGCCACAGGAACACGTGGCCCTGCCATCCCTCGCTGCCGCGCTTGATGACCACGAAGTCGCCGCGCCGCGGGTCGGCGCTCGCATCGGTGCCCCAGTCGAGAAACGAGCGGGCGAGCGTCACCTCATCCGTCATTGGCAGCCCCGCACGCCTTGCCACCCAGTTGGCGAAGATCGCGCACCACGATCGCTCGTCAGTGGCTGGGCCAGTCGCGCCGACCTCCTCGCCCATGTCGAGGATCGCCTGGTTGTGGTCCACACCCGGGATCTCGGCGAGCCCCAGGTGCGAAAACGCATCCTTCAGCCAAGCGGGATCGCCCGGCTGCACGGTCTTGAATGACATGGACGGCTCCGATGTTGGTGTAGATCAGCGGGGACGCTGAATAAATTCCACCCCGGCACAGTTGCGAATTGCTGCGCTTCGGCGCTTCATGATTGTTATATTGGAGGCGGTTTTCAGAATGCGTTGGTCGATTGCGACTGCACTAACTAAATTGCCGGATCGTCTGACAAAACTCTGGAACAATTGGGTGGACACGGTTGGGGGATGGCTCGACCCGCGCTCTCCCCCTCGGCTTTAGGCGGCCGGGTTTCCGGCGTTACGAGCTGCAACCGCCTCTAGGACCTCTTGTGTCCAATAGCGCTCAGCCATTGCCTTCACGAGGGCGATGTCGTCGCCCGGCATACGGCCGTACCCCATTTCCTCGAAGTGCTGATTGACCGCCTCCATGGTCGCATCAATGTCCGTGGCGGGGGTGATAACTGCACGGTGTGGCTCTGACCGCAGCAGCTCGCCCTCGAACCAAATCATCTTGCGCCAGCGCACCTCAAAATCGCCAAGGCAGGCCGGGTCGTCGCCGACGTTGAAACCGATACAGTCGAGCTCGACTCGCTTGTTCAATTGTCGCTCCTTCGAGACTTTCAGTTGGTGAGGTAAGAGCCGCAGCACTGGATTTCGGTGCCGTTGTTGAAATTGGCCTCTGTGGTCAGTGTCGAACTGCCGGACGTTGTCGGGCGCAACACGTCAGCGACCGAGACCGCGCTATCGATGCCCAGCGCAATGCCGGCGGTGAGCGAAGACATGCCGGTGACAAACCCGGCATTCAGGGATCCGCGTGCCCCGGTTTTGCAGGCGAAGGGAAGGCCAGTCAGCTTTGTGTTGCCGGTCGACGAACCCTTGGCATTTATGACGATCTGCCCCGAAACCGACACCTGGTTGCCGACCTTGGTGTAATAGCCGGCGCGGGTTGTGTAGGTGAGGCCGGTCGACCCACCGCCAAACGTCAGGCCGGGCGTCCACGTCCCTTCTTCATAGTCATCTAGAATGTTCGCGTCGGTCGATGCGTTCTGCGTGGCCGGGAAGGCGATCTGGCCGCCGAAGGCCGTGATGTTGCCGGTGTCGTCGACCGCGACCGCACTCCCCTGGATCTGGCCGCCTCCAGTGCCATCCGAGCGCAATAGACGATTGTCGTTGCTACCGACAGCGCCAAGCGATGCACTGTCCAGTAGGTCGACGAAGCGTTGACGGATGTCCGCCGGCGAGATGTCCTGCGACGTGTTGTCGGCCAGGTACAGCAGGATATCCGCCATCAGTGCGGCCCGGGTCTGCACGGTCATTGCTCGCTCCTATCTGAAGCCATTGGAGAACCCCGAGGTAAAGCCAGAGGCGCCGTAGATGTCGTCGGCCGCATAATCGATGGCCGTGATTTGCGCCGTCAGGTCTGGACCGGGGGCGATGTCCCAGATGAGCACCCGGCGCGCCTCGAGCCCGTAGCTGCCGGTTGCCACCAGCGTGCCGGCGACGATGAGGTCGTCCCCGCCCGAGGTCGGCATAGCGAATGGCGTCGAGAACGTGACGGCGTTGAGGTTGGCGTCGTCGCCGGTCACCGTCTCCACCCGGATCGAGCCGTCGTGGAGACGCATCGCCACAGCCCGCTGTGCCCCATCAGCATCGGCCTGGGTGAAGTCCCGACGCTCGTCGAGCAGAAGGCCCGTGATCAGTCCGCCGCCCATGGTGATCGACTTCACCCGGCCGCGTCCGCCGATCTGGCCGAGAATGTCGGTTTCGAGCAGCACCAGGTCGCCGAGCGTGTAGGCAAGATGCTCGATATCGACGGTGAAGTTGATGAGCCGCGAGCGATGCCGCCCGAACCGAAGGTCTCGCGTGGCACGCCGGCGCGCCTGCGTCTCGCTGGTGATCGCCTGGTAAGTGATGCTCTCGAAGCGGGTGGCCTCGACCAGCCCGCCCGAGCCGTCGGCATTGTAGCCGTCCGCGTAAACGATCAGCTCGCGCACCTCGAACTCGCGATCCTCGTCGGCGAGGTTCACCTTCAGCGCATGGGGCAGCCGGCCGAACGGCTTCTGGAAAGAGAAGCCCGAGGCGGTGCGCTGGGTGATCAGGTGGACTGGGTCGCGGGGTCGGTCGATCACCACGCCGTAGCTGGCGCCGTAGCGCGGCCGCGCCATGCCCGCCTGCGCGATGATCGACAGAACCTGGTCGACCGGCTGGCCCTGAACGATCACGTTGCTCTCGAAGCCCTCGGCAGCGCACCACTCGTGCCAGTCCTGCATCTCCTCGTCGGGCAGCAGCGAGGCTGGCACCGGCTCGGCGTTTAGGTCGGCGCGAAGCACATGGCGATAGTGGCTCGCCGGGTTGCTGGTCACCTGGTCGGCCACCCAGCTCGCGCCGTCCCAGTCGGCCATGTAGGCCCCGGCCTGCATGGTCACCTGCTCGAGCGAGCGGTTGCGCGCCTCGATGGCAATCAGCGCGGTGGGCTGGCCGGTGAGGTCGAACGGATACTCGTTCCAGATCGACTGGATGACAGAGACCACCAGCCCATCGACCGCCCGCGTCTGGCTGTTCGGCACCTTGGTGAACCCGCCGTCGATCTGGGTCGAATAGAAATCGTAGGAGGTGAGGCTGTTCTTGGTGACGGTGTGGACGGTCGCGGAGGTGGCTGAGAAACCATCGCGGTCGGTGGTGTAGCCGCGCATCACCTCGATTTCGTAGGCGTCGTCCTGCGGGAAGGTCGCCGTGTCGAGGTAGACCTTCACCTGCTGCTTGTTGAGCCAGTCCACCTTGTTGGTGGTGAAATAGGTGTCCTGCGTCCAGTAGGTGACCGAGGCGGTGTTGTTGGTCACCGTCGGGTACTTCCAGCTCCACCCGCCATAGGTGGTGGAGAAGGCGGTCACCGAGCCGGGCATCGAGCCGGTGGCGAGCCAGTTGAAATCGAGGAACACACGCAGCGCACCGTTCTGCTTGGCGCCGCGGATCAGGAACTCGGGCAGGTTGTACCAGGTGCCGGTGCCGCGCTTGCGCAGGCGCACCCGCAGTGCGGTGATCGCCGGCACCGGGCCCGAGTCGGCGCCGTAGACGAGGCCCTGATCGAAGGTGAAGTAGAGCTTGGCCCGATCGGGCCCGATCTTGGTCTCCACCCGATGCCATTGCGGCACGTAGGGCGAGATCGAGGTGTCGATCTTGTTGGTGTCTTCGTCCGTCGCCTGCATGCGGAACTGGCTGAGGCGGAGGTTCATCGGCACTTCGATGCGCGTGTCGGTGACCAGCGTCAGCGCCGAGTCGCCGGCGAAGCCCTCGCGGACCTCGTAGGTGACGTCGGCTGCACCATCGATGTCGGCAGAGCCCACCCGGATGGCGTCGATCTGGTGCGGACCGGCCAGGCCGTAGACGGCGGTGACGATCTGGTCGTCGCCGTCGATCCGGCTGAAGGGCGGCATGACCAGCTGCGGGGTGACGCGCCGGGTACCCAATACGCGCTGCAGGTAGGCGCCCGGCTCGAAAGTGTTCTGGGCCGAAGCAACGCCGATCTCGCGGCTGCCGGCCTTGTCGTCGGTCTGGGGCGTATTGAGCCCCTGCAGCAGCAGGGATGCGGCGAGCGACAGGCCACCGGCCACTAGGTTGGCGCCGACCGATCCGGCCGCGAAGGCGCTGCCGAGAAACGGCAGGCCTGCGGCCCCGACGAAGATCGAAGCGCCGACGAGGGCGACGACCGCCAGCGTGCCGAGCAGCCCTCCCCTCCCGCCATGGACGGGCAGCACGATATCGACGAAGGCGTCGGCCTTGGGCAGCACCCGATGATAGAGCGCCGGATCGATGATCACGCCGCCGAGCTTGGCCCTGAGGTGCGGCCGCAGCGCCTCATGCTCGAGCGGCACGAGGGCGATCAGGTCCGCCAGCGTAGCGCGATCCGGCCGCGCGATCGTGATCGGCGGGCCGGCAAAGCCGAGGACGGGATCGGCGAAAGCGCGGACCGGGGGCAAGGAACCAGTCATGCCAACACCGCCGGCCGGAAAATGCCGCGCACGCGGTTTGCCACGTCCGGCGTCGCGCGCAGCCTGGTCGTTGTCCGGAACACCCGCACCTTCACCCCACCGGTTTCCTCGATATCGATCATGCGTCCCGGCTCGAGCACGCATCCCACGTGGATCGGCGCCATCAGCGTGCCACGCCCCTCGCCGGCAAGGCCGGTCATCAGCACGGCGTCGAGGCCGCGCTCGTCCCCGGGTGCCACGCGAACCCAGCTCGGGGCATCGGCCTCGCGTGCCGCCGTCCGCGCTATCCTCATCGGCTCCTCATGCCCGGCGAACTCGCTGAGCCAGAGCCCCGTAATCTCCCCGACGATCAGCCGGTAGAGGCCCCAGCAATCGACAGCCGGACGGGCCCGGCCGCCTTTCTGGAAGCCGAGACGCAGATAGCTTTCGAGCGCGATCACAGTCGGAACGAAGCCTTGAAGACCGACTGACGAATCCAGTATTTGGGCCACGGCTCAACGGTCAGCGATGGACGGGTCAGTTCACCCTCCACCACAAGCGGATCGCCCTTGACGTTGCCCAGCTCAAGCATCAGGTGAGGCCCGCCGACGATCACCGACGTGTCGGACATCAGCACCACGGTGATCGTCACCTGCAGCGGATCGTCGAGCGCGTCGATCACTGCGCCGATCGACTGATCGACGTTCGGCACCCGGATGGTCCCGCGCGGCTGCTCGTCGGATTGCCCCGGCGCCGTCACCTCGATCGGCACGCTGAGGTATGTGCCCGCCACTGCCGCCACGTTGCCATTGGCATCGACCAGGTCGGCGCCATAGGTCACGTTCTCCCCGGCATCGGTCAGTAGGATCGGGCTCGCGAGGTCGGCATGCTCGATGGTGAGCAACGTGGCGAACACCTCACCGGTCTGCGCTGGATAGGCGGCATCGCGAAAGGCCTGGTCGACCATCAGGGTACCTGCATCAGGTTGGCACTGAGCGACCACTTGCCGCTTGGGCGTTCATCAAGGCTGTACGGTCCCTCGGGGTCGAAGCGCCACGAGGCAGCATCCCCAGTAATCGGGTCAGGCATGGCGAACGGCAGGGCGCCATCCTCGAGGTCGTCCTCGAAGAAGCGCTCGAACGCTGCAACCTGTGTCCGTGTCAGCAGGAACGAGATCGGCATGCGCTTCACCCGTGCGGTGCTGCGCCGCCGCAGCTTGCCCGGCCCCACTTCTGTGCCGAACGCGATCACGTTCGGCTGCGGCGCGCGGCCCTTTCCGCGAAGGGCGCACGGCAGCTCGGCTGGCCACTGGATCATCGCCGCACCGTGCCCGGGTCCACACCAAACTGGCGATATTTACCCTGCGCCATGTTGCCTTTGATCCGCTGCTCGACCGCGCCAATGATCACGTCGATCCCGCCCGTCGAGTTCTGCCGCTGCTGCACCTTCTCGGTGCCGTAGTTGTAGACGTTGTTCACCACCTTCTGACCGCCACCGCCGGCACCCGGCAACTTCGGCAGGATCATGCCGCTTTGGCTCGGCACAAACAGCTCCGGCCGCTTCTCGCCGACGACATACGCCCGCCCTGCCTGCACCGGTCCGCCAGCGGCGCGATAGCTGACCGATCCCGTCAGCCCGCCCATGCCAGGCAGCGACTTCAGCCCGCCGATACCGCCATTGCCGAACAGCCCGCCGAAAAGCTGCGAGATGCCGTTGTTGAGGAAGGTGGATGCCAACTGTCCGGCGAGATCATCGAGCGAGCCGATGAGGGCATCCACCGCGGACTTGCCACTGCGGATGCCATCGAAGAACGACATCGCGAAGCCCTGCGCGATACCTTGCACATCGAGGGCCTTTTGGCCGAAGTCATCAAGGTTGGCCGTGGTCTTGACCAGGGCATCGCCCGCCTCCTTCGAGGCCGCGGCAACCGCCTTCACGCTGGTGGCGGTTTCGTAGAATGGCTGCACCGGATTGATCCGGCCCGCCCCGCCGCGCCCGAATTGTCCAGCGTCGGCGGCCGGCACGCTTCCCGGTCCGTAGAACGGCTTGGCGACCAGCGGCTGCCCCCGGCCACGCATGCCGGCATATGGGTCAACCGAGGGGGTGGGCGGAACCGTCTTGAGGTCAGCGCCGAACAGGGCCTTGAGTTGCTGTGCCGTTGCACCTGCGCCGATGCCATTCTGTGTAGACACGAAATTGGCGCCATACAGGTCGAGCTGTTCTTTTGACCCTTGAAAGGTACGGTCCTCTTGCTCCTGCTGAAGAGCCCGCTGTAGATCCTCCTTCTGGCCGTCAAGCGCCACTTGGCTCATTACCGCAGCTTTCACCCGTTCGGCCTTGCCGATCG